CGATGGAATCAACGAGCATTCCGTTACACGGCCAACTAATCGAGTGACTCGAATCGAAACCATTGAAGCAAATTTTCATTCAGCTTTCTCTTCCGCGCTGGTTCGAAAGTATTTGCCTAGTAAAGAGGAATCTTGAATCACTTCCTCATAAGCACAGCTTTTCAGCTTTACACACTTTACTTTGCCGGACTCCGGCAGATACATTAAACTATTCTCGCCGCACCTTGGGCAGGTTCCGTTGATAAGCTTCTTTTGAACCGATCTTTCGCTCATAGGGATTCCTTCGTTTCACTTGAATTGGGAGGTTCAGGCAAAGGAGAGGTGGAAAGGTCGATGATGTGTTCGCCACACCGTTTTCTGAATCGGCGAAGTTTGCGCATGTACGTCTGCCCGGCCGATATTTTCTTTTCAGCCAGTGCGTACATTTCGCACGTTGCACGCAGATCGTTGGGCAGCTTGCCCTTGGCGTCGAAGTCGCGCAGAAAGCCCTGAACCTGCAGCTGCTCATCCATTTCATTGAACTTATGGATATAGGCTTCTTTTAACCGAGCTGCTTGTTTGCCGGTGAATCCCATCATCACAAAGACAAAACCGTCCTTGGTGATGTGGAACATTGGCTGATTCTTGTTTTGTTTATTTCGATATGAGGACAGCTCAAAATTAAGCCGTCTAAAATCAGCAGAGCAATCTGCATTACGAACAGATTTCAAAACGTTTCTGTGCTGTTTGCCAAAGTATTCAGCAACATCGCACGACGTTGTCATCGGAATTCCGTTGATAACGGATACTTGAGGTACAATGAGCCCGGCACCATTTTGTGCCCTGCTCTCAGTTGCTGTGTTTTTCATACTTTTCTCCATTTGGTTTGTTTGAGTTCCTGAATAGTTCAAAACCTCTTCTTAGACGATTAGAAATGCTGATTGTTCTAAACGATTTGCAAGGCTGAATTTTAAGCCCTGCTCTTATCAGCGAAGAGGCTAGGTTTGAGCATCAAGCTCTTCAGCATTTTTTTCTGCTTTGATACCAAGCTCGATGTAATGCCGGACAGCTTCAGCGTGGCTGGTGTCCACTTGACGTCGCGTGTTCTCTAAAACTTTGAAAACTTCAGCCGAAACCATGGTCTGAACACGATGGGGAAACGGTTGCTTTTTCTTCATTGAACCTCCATAATTCGGATTTGAGTAATTGAGCAGATAAGTACTGACTTAACACTACGCCTAATATTTAATAGGCAACCTAACTAATGTCAAGTAAAAAAGAGACTATAAAAACACCTTTTAATGAAAGGTTTTCGCAACTCGCTGATATATTAAAAAGAAAATACTTCATTACACAAAATGCGCTTGCTAAAAAAATCGGAATATCTGGGGCAGCGCTAAGTGACCTGATAAGTGGAAAAAGCAAGTCAGCCGCTAACACTACTCTAAAAGCTCTCGAAATAGAATATGGAGTTAGTTCAGAATGGCTAACAGAGGGGATAGGTAACCCATTTCGCTATGAAGATGGAGATTTAATCACTAATCCATTTAAACCAGATGAAATACAGGTTGTTAGTCACCTAAAAGAAGTGATATTGGAAAAAGACAAAAAAATCGGAATTCTGAAGGACCAGGTCGCCGAATTGAAGGCTGATAAAGAGGAGTTGAAGGCTGATAAGGTCCAGCTCATGGAAAGAATAGCGGGGCTTGAGGCGGACAAAGAGGAGTTGAAAACTGATAAAGAGGCGATACTGGCAGAGTTTTCAGAACTGAAAAAAGAGATGGTTGGCCTGGAAAAAAGACAGACCGGGGCTTAGGTGCACTCATTATGCAAACCTTCCCCCAAAGAAGAAACCGGAAAAACCCAAATATTCCAATCCTGTCGCGAATGTTTTCGTCCTTTGTCGCGAATGTGTAAGCAAAACAATCAAATCCCCTATCAATACAACCCCTTAAAAAATCACTTCACCGGTGCAGTATTAGCCCGAAAAACTTACCCCCCTGTCGCCAATATGAGTAAATATTTTTTTATTTGAATACGTTAAGGTTTTGCTGTAATCATTAACAAGCCTTTTTACCGTCACGATTAATCAAGAAAAATTCAAGGAGTAACTATGGCAAGTTTAAACATGAGTGGTCCATTTGAATTGGATGACGAAACAATTGACAAGCAGGTTACAAAAACATCAGCAGGAAACTATGCGCTAGGATATATGGACAAAGAGGGTAAATTTAGGATTTGTTACGTTGGACGTTCTGATTCTGATGTTAAGGATCGATTGAAATACTGGATAAAAAAATCAAACCGAACACACTTCAAATACTCTTATGCCACTTCACCAAAGGCTGCATATGATAAGGAATGCCAGAATTATCATGATTTTGATCCCCCTGATAATGATATTCATCCAGGTAAGCCGGATGACAGCAACTGGAAGTGTCCAGTTTGCAAAGAATAACCCCTAAAGATGGGAAGTTATGGATTCGAACTAGAAATAGATTTTCACCTGCACCACCAAACAGTGGCGCAGGTATCGAGAACTATAAACGCGATATCTCAAAGCATTACAGAGATATTAGCCAGAAAAACGTTCTTATAAACGGCCAAAAAACGGCCAAAAACGGCCGGGGTGGCCATTTTGTTCAAGTGGAATTTCTGGCGTTATCCCTTTTTAATAAGCAATCCACACAGATTTAAGGGCAGCAAAAAACGGCCGCTTTTCAGGTTTTTATACAAAAATAGTGCAGGCGGGGTAGTGCTCTGGATTTTGTTTTGACCCTTTCGGGGGATTTGATTCCCTATCTCAAAGGGGGGCAAGGTCAAGACGTATAGACTTAAAGACGTATAGTAAAAAGGGCTAGACTGCTCTTTATATAATCAATATAATCTATTTCATTCAGCGGGGCGGAGAGTGCCGACCAGCCGCAACGGAGCAATGGTGTAGGGGAGATCGTTATCATGTAAGGCATGAAGAGATTGCAAAGCACAGTCAAACAGGAAAAACATGGAGAAGCGCGATACGAAATCTTTCTCGAAAATAAATTGGCTGCTAATCGCAGTGGTAGGCTTGGTGGAATTTATCATCTTGGATAAGATGTACAGCCTCGGGGGTAACAGTGACCTTGTGCAGCATATATCGTTTGCTGGCACTATTGTTTCGATTATATTAGCCGTTCTCGCAATAATTTACACATATTATCAAAATTTTGCACAAACCAGAGATAGCGACAACATCTCCACACAAATTGAGCTACTGAAGAATGTTGTAAATGATGTAAAACTTAGCAAAGAAGACTTCCGTGAAGAGTTTTCCAAGATCAATAGTATTGATGGAATCAAAGATAAAATTGATGCCTTTCCCAACATCTTGGAGGAGTTGGTATCTGTAGTATATGCGGACACAACAAACCGAACATCCAAGACATCTGATGCTAATGACTCAATAATGACGGATCAAGGGGAGATTGAGTTCTATAAATATCTCAAAAGAAACAACTTGGAGTCAGGTTTTATATTATTCCTCAACAAAAGCGAATCTGTTAAAATCGGCTTTAAAGAATATATAGAAGACTTCAACAAAGAGCATTACCCTGAAGAGAATTTTATAAAGAGTAGGGCTTTTATGGATTTGGGAAAGCTTACTGAGCTAATTATCATACTCAAAGCAATGGGATTAGCACATATCGAGGAAAACGAAAAAATAGAATTCAATTCGAAGTTAATCGACTTTTTAAAGGCTCCATGAACTTATGTGATTTTTGAAGCGGGACCGGAGTCCCGCTGAGTTGATTAGGAGGCTTCGGGGAGGATCTGGTTGAGGTCCCGGGAGCTGATGATCAGTTCGGGGAACTTCTTTCTTTTCAGCTTGGGGGAGTTGACACTGTAACGAACTTCAGTCTCCTCGAGATAAAATCCTTTGAAGATCTTACGGACCTCCGGACGATCGTTGAGGCTGAGAATGAAGTCGCCCTGAAGGGCGTCGAGGATCCCCGCCATCTTCTGGAAGTCGGTGGGATCAAAGATGTTTTTGCCGTAGTCCTCTTCACAGTTGAAATAGGGCGGGTCGATATAGAAAAGGGTGTGCGGCCGGTCGTACTTTTTGAAGATCTTGGCCCAGGGTAGATTTTCGATATTTACCCGGGACAACCTGAGATGAACCATAGAGAGTTCCTCCTCGATCCGAAGGAGATTCAGCCTGGGTGGAGACGTTGTGGCGGTTCCAAATGTCCGGCCGATCGCTTTGCCGCCGAAACTGAGTTTCTGCAGGTAGTAAAACCGGCAGGCTCTCTGGATATCGGTCAATGATTCAGCGTTCTGTTTATTGAGCCGGTCGAACTCGTCGCGGCTGACCAGCGTCCATTTGAAATAGCGCATGAACTCTTCAAGATGGTTCTGCAGGACACGAAACAGCGTCGAGAGATCCTGGTTGATATCGTTGAGCACTTCAACCTTGACCGGATCCTTGCGAAAGAAAACGTGTGCTGCCCCCATAAAGGGTTCGACATAGCAGGCGTGATCGGTTTGATTAATGTAGGTTGACAACTTTTTGGCTAATTGGCTTTTGCCGCCTAGCCAGGGTAGGAAACCTTTCATAACTATCTCCATATTATTTAACAATTAGGTTAAGGAATTGGAGGGTGTGGGGTGCTTCGAGCCTTTAATTTTGCGATTGGAGGGCCTTGAAAATCTTCACACCTTTTCCACATCAAACGGCCAGGTTCATTGATAGGCATGTTCACCATTTTACGACCACCAGGTAGGAAACGATGATAAGACTAATCAGATTGATCGCAACAATCCCCTCACTGTTAATTATTGCGATGATCTATATTGTTGCGGTTTATTTTGTGCCGGACCTGCCAGGTGCTCCCGAAATCAAAAGCTTTGTTGGTGAACATCTGGATTTGGACATACCTGATTAAGAAGGCTAAATGACCCCACCGGCGTTTGGAGCGGATCCGCTCACCGGGTAGGGGCCTGCAGCTAGCCCTGCCGGAGTTGAGATATTCAAGTCTCCGGATTTGATCAGTTTAATGATCGCCTTGGCCTGCAGCTCCGAAACGGCGTATTTATCCCCTCCGGATCCTGCTTCCATAGCTGCGACCCATTCAGTAACAAAGGTCTGTTCTCCATCGGTGAGGCTCATTGCTCCCTCCTTATTTCAGTAAAAATCCCAGCTCTGTTTTAAGCTGTACCAGCATGGCTACGTTGGGACCGGTACCCATGGTGACGATGATCTTCTCAATTACACCGATCAGCGCCTCCAACCAGGCTTTCAAACTGGTGATGCTATTCTCGCAGACAATCAGGCCGGTGATATCGACGCCAATCTCCCCGATCTGGTTGCCGGCAATGAATTCGCCCGCCAGCAGATCAACCAGGTAATTACCCAGAATCACCTTGATATCAGCACCGGTACCAATGATCTGTGCGAGCTCTTTACCAATGGTTTGCGCATGATTGGCAAGGGAGGTCTGGCTGCTGTCCCCGATCGATGTCAGCTGCAGGTTAGTTGCCGCCTGCAGGATCAGTGCGCCCAAGGCTTCGAGTGTTTTGGTGCCGCCGATCTCCTCGGTGTCGTCGCCGTCGACCGTTTTATGGCTTTGTCCGTACTCCTCCAGATTGTCATCGGCTGAGATCTCGCGGTCCATGGAGTCGTCGGTAATCTTACCACTGGTCGTACGGTCCCAATTGCCATCCCTATCAGCTCGTTGATGAATCCCTTTTGAATGCTGCCAGAGCTGTTCGCCTGGTTCCAGATTCGGCAGGGACAACCCCAGGGGCAGGATGGATTGGATATAAGGATGCCCGGGGGAACCGTACCTGAAACAGATCACCACTCTCGTCCCTACTTTCGGAAAACCAAACTGGCCCGATTCATCACCCGCCATCATCGCAGGCAATGTTAAAGCCTCCATGACCGGATGATCGGTATCGTCGCTGCCATCCTCTTTTAAGAGCTGGATATCCACCGCAAAGTAGGGGCGAAATTCATCGGTGGCGGTGCCCTCGGATTCTTCAGGCGGATCCGATATCGACACAATTCGTCCGTCCCAGGGCAGGTGATAATTGCCGCGAAACTCCGGAAAAATCCGGTAAAATATTTTTTTCAGTTCTTTAACCATCGCAGCCTCATGTTGTTGCCCATAATCTCCAGCTGCTCGACGATCAAACTGTCCTGAATCAGGGTACCAGGTTGCAGGGCTGGAATCACCGGAATTACAAAAGAGCGATCATCCGGCCTTTGGTCGGTGATAATCCTGGGATCGATATCAACCGGATCCCGATCGGCAAAAGGACTGTCGTCCCAACTCCCCCAGAATATGGTGCCGTCGGGCAGCTGGGTCCAGATCCCCCGGGTCACACCCCAGATCTCAAACCGCTCGATCGCTCCCCGGGCAGTATCCATGTTGTAGAAATTGGGGATCCGGCTGTTCATGTAGGCAGCATTTTGGGGATAGACAAACTTCAGACCGGTGAGGTCTGCGATCTGTTTAAGCAGATCCTTGGCTGTCAGATGGCGAAGCGAAAACAGGGCAGGCGTGTCCAGCACACTCGAAAGCGACCGACAGATGATCTGCATCTGTCCGGATCCGGACGCCTGGCCCAGATAAACCTTACCCAAAAACCTTGGATAAAGCTGGTCGGTAGCGTAGCCCTGCCGGTATTCAACCAGCCCGGACAGATCCGGGACCTGGTCCCCGATCCGGATCAGATAACTGGCCCGACCAAATCCTTTAAGCTCCAGGGTGGTGGTGCCCGAAATGATTGGAAAGGGCGTTGCGCCGATAAGCAGTTGGGTTTCGAGTTTCATTTGAAAAACATATCCTTGCTGACATCGTTAAGCTTTGAGAGGATCTCTTCAAACATGCCTGCCTGGCCGGTGGTTGAACTCAGGTCAACCAGGTCATCAGATTCAGAAGTGACAGATCCGGTGCCCGCAAGTTGACTTGTAGCGGCTGTTGAAAGCGTTTTTCTCTCCTCGACAATCTCCGGATCCGAGCGTTCCTGCTTCATGGTCAACGTGATATTGTAAACCTTTTGCTGACCGTCCGGGGCGCTCCTGATATCATCGATAAATTTAACCTGGTTCACACCGAATGTGTTCAGCTCCGGGTGAATGATATCGTACACCACAGGAGAGCTGTCCTTTGTCGCATGGAAAATCTCGGTCAGGGCCTTGAACGCGTCGATATCTCCAAATCTGATGAGCAGGGTGATGGTGATCAACACGGCTTTAAAACCGTCAAAGGATTCGGCGGTACTGTTGGAATCGCCGCTCTGATCCTCGGACTTGATACCGCCAGTCCAGGTCAGTTTGTGATTGAAACCCGGTAGCAGCTTGCTCTCAGATGTGTTGTTCAGCAAAATTTTCATAACTGCAGAATCTCCTTCAGCGACGACAACCCGGGATAAGGTGCGACGATGGACAACCCGGCTGAAAATGAGAGCTCGTGTCCGGCCCCGCCAGTGGCAGATTTCAATTCGGACTTCACCCCTTGACTGCCCAGGGACTTTGCGTACATGGAGTAAACCCCGGCATTTTCCAGCCCACCGGCAAACATGGCAGCTGAATCATCGAGATTACTCCGGAGGCTGGAAGTCTGGCTTTTTTTCTTGGCAATCAGGCCTGCAACATCATCGAAAATATTCTCGGCTCCTTTGGAATACCCCTCGATCATTCCCAGACCGGAGAGTAAAGATTGTTCCAACTGAGCCGCCTGCCTAAAATCCCTGATGCTCCATGAGCTCCAATCCGGTAATCGCGATCCCTGCTTGCGAACAAACCGGACCTGCTCCAACTCCATGGCCTGGTTGATTCGCCGCAGGACAAACCGGAACTCCTTCAGTGAAAAAAGAGCGTTTAAAGATGAAAGGGTCGACGCAAAAATTGAAGGCGACGGGGCCCCAACCAAAACCGAGATGATCTCGACCTCGGTGGCACTGCTGAAAACCGGTCGCTGCTTGTCTCCCATGTCGTCAAACTCCCGGCAAATCACGTCGATACAATTGGGAAAAGAGAGACTACGAAACACGCCTGTACCCTGACCGACTCCCGGGATAAATGGATGGGCAATGATCTTGTAACCGCCGGCCGAAAAGACATCGTTGATCAGATCCTTGACTTGAGAAACCAACAGCTGTGAAGCCGCGGCAGCTGGATCCACATTCTGGCTATAAAACGTCCCTGCCAAAGATGCCGCCGTCTCCGCCAATCCCAAAACAGTATCGGCGGTCCCTGCCAGGTTACCCAAACCGGAAACAGCCGACCCCAATTGCGCCGGCGGAACAAGCCCAAATCGTTTCTGCCAGATTGTCATTATTCTTCAACGTATTTCGGGTATTTTGCTTTCACCGCCAGGCAGTCGACATAATACTGCTGCTCCTGGGCCAGACCTTCGGCCTGCATGTCGGGATCCTCGGAATGTTGTTTCGCCCGGGCATCATTAAGTATCATCGGATCCGGATATTCCATCTGCCTGAACCAGGCATAATTCGGGCTGGGTGTTGTCTGGGCAGCTAGTTTTTCATTTTCTGCTGTAACTTCCGCTTCGATCCTGGCCTCTTCGGCTGCTTCCTGCTGTTCTTCTTGTTGGGTTTTATCAACGAATTCCCATTCTTCACTGGTCTTTGCCAATTCCAAGGCCCAGGATTGAGCCTCAAATGGGAAGTTTTCGCCATCGCAGTGACGTTGCCATTGGTCTGCAGCTTTTTGGATCTCGGCTTCGATTGCGGCTTGGCTGTCAAAGTCTGGATATGTGTCTTTGTATATTTTCATGGTAGTGTATAGATAAAGCTTTGAATTGATTTTGCGCGGGTTTCCTTTGCCACCCTTGGGGCTCCATAGGGTGCTTCTGAAACTCTCGCAAAAGAGTCTGTTCTGAGATAATACCCCCCTGGCGAAGCTTCTCTAAAATTATTGCTACCTCCGCCAAACGTATGGGTTCCATCGGACGTAAGACTTGTATCCCCGGCGAGTGCATTTGCTGAAAATCTTAGGGCATAAGGCTGAAAGGCATCCTCTTGTAAACTAATTCCCGAATTACCCCCCATATCAACAGTCAAATCTCCGACTGCATTGACATTGACAGCCAGACCGGTTTCTGAATCAAACAGAAAGATACTGCCGGCACTGATAGCACCGACAATCGTTGTTTTCTTGGTTCCACTGCCTGGCCCAGGGATTCCAAGTCCGGCATCATAGACACGAGCTCCGAATCTGAACTTTTTCCGGTCAGCTGCAGAGAGCCCGGAGATCTCGTTGGTACCAGCCGATGCATAGTTGCCATTTGTGACAGTTTCAGATCCGGACGGGCTGGTTCTGTCATGCATATTAGGATCATTGTCTGCTGTAGCTCCGGGACCTTTTGCAATTCGGGTAAACCTTCCAGCAGGATCATCCAGATAGACTTTTTCATACAGTGCCCCAAAAGGGTTATGTATCGGTGAAATCTCCAGCAATTCATTCCCTTTATAAAACCGCCAAAGATCAAGAAATCGGCACATATCCTCATTGACACCGACTCTCTCAATCGCTTCATAACTGTACCCGTTATTCAACAGAAAATAGGGATTCTTAAGAAGCGTTGGAGATTCGTATGTCTGAGGAATACCACCCCTGAATATCTGCAGCCCGTTGACCCAGACCCGGTTTCCATACCCCTGGTTTTTGACAAACCGTTGATCCTCTTCATCTACCAAAGATGAGAGTTCATCAAAGGTTTTATCCACCCAGAAATCACAGAGGCAATCGTTACCGGTCATAAAAATCGGAAATGGAACACCGCCGCCCTGGTCACCCAGGGGAATAGTCGCTTCGGTTTTCCTGGAGACGGTTATCTTCAAGCGGTCTTTATCAAACAAGATCTTGTCGGTTGGACTGTCCATGCCCACAATCAGGATATCATCTCCATCGTTGACAGGGACTACAGCACTGGATTTTGATTTCAGATTCTGTGCAGCATGATCCCACCGGGCTGTGGCTCCTCCAACCCTGGTCTGGGAAAGCGAACCCAGGGCATGATCGTATTTCGGTGTCAGGACTTCAATTTTACCCTGAGTACCAAGATCGGTATCCAGGTTATTGATCTGCCGGAAATCGGCCAACATTGAGACAATAATCTGCTCGCTGATGGTGCGCTCGATTTCGCCGATCTTTTCAACGTAGTGTTGTTTTCCGTTGTCGTCGACGTTGTCGGCCAGGACCTGGTCGGTGACATGGATTTCAATATAAGGGGCGATGGTGTTGAAATCGCCCTGGACGTGGACATCGATGTAAACATTGTCGGTTCTGGTGTCTGCCCCGGGAGGAGCGATCGCATCCACGGCAGTGCCGATGTTGTTATAATCAGCCAAGTGCCCCTGGTAAGTTGAAACCAATTCTTCCAGGCGGATCCCCTCCTGGAAGGCTTCGCCTGCTTCGATTTGGAAATCGTTAAACCTGCAGGTCTTGATGGCGTCAATGTTATAGATGACTCCGTTGTCCAGTCCCTCCAGGCCGAACTTGCAGACATCGGAATAATCACAGCCGCCAACAACGTCCGGAGCATCCAGTTTCAGTTCAAACTTGGTCCACTCCACCTGATTGACCAGGTTCCATTGATCACGGTTCGCCAGACTGTCTTCAATGTAGAAAACCACATTTGTGGCCGAATCACCGATCAGATCGATGATCAATCCGTTTTTTCCGCTCCAGTCCCTCGGAGCCGTTGAGACATCTTTTGTCAGGACCGCATCTTCAATTTGTCCGGAGATTTTCAGGGAGTTGGCTCCTTCAGTTTTAACCGCAGCATCGAGTTCCACTAGGCCGCTGCCACCCGAAAGTGTCCAGCCTGCTACTGACTCACAATCGTCTTCAACATGGGGGGGGATAGCCGTGACCTTGAAGGCATCGTTCAAAAAAGCTGCTCTGCCGTACAACGCTCGGTTGGTTTTTTTTTGCTCGGTTTCACCGGTTTCAAATCGCTCGGTGAAATCCAGCTGCCAGGTTTCCGCCGGCACTACGATTCCGGTCAGTGCCTGGGCTCCTGAATATGGAAATATCAGGTTGCGAGTAAAGTTGTTCCCGGTCTGTTCGCCCGTGGTCTGTTTTTTATATTGTGGCGTGGTGTGGGTGATCGCAAACAGGACACCCTCTGCCGTATACCAGCCGATCCAGGTGAAGGTGAAATCTCCCACGCTGGAGTCCAGCAGGGTGGAGTAGACCACCGAATTGGGATTGATGAAACCGGCTGCGGTTAAAGCTGCCGTATGCACCAGGTACTGGGCATCGGGTTCGACGTCGGCCTGATCGGGTGTGGTCGGATTCTCTCCGCCCACATCGATGTTGAAAAACTTCAGAGTTGCGATAACCAGATTCTCTTCTGCAGCCTGTTTCTGGGCAATGGCGGTTTCGCCTGCTGATGTGATGATTGATGGCATTTTAGACGCTCGCTATTTCGGTTTGTTGGTCATGCGCGATCAGTCCGATCGGCAGGTTCAGATTCACTGTCTCTTCAGCTGAAAAGATCTGGTTCGGTATGGCACTTTCGGTCTCCTGATTGTGGTCCACCGGAGCTGTGGGCAGAATGATCCAAGCGGATTCATTGACTGTCTGGGAATAACGCCTGCAGGTCATCCCGTATTCCTGAAAGATCTTCAACAGCAGATCCTGGTCCTCGGTGATTCCCCCCTGGGGCAATTCGATCGTGACCACATCCGGATCCACTTGGGGGAGTCTTTCCAGGATCAGAAACTCAGGCACCCCAAAGCGGTTCAGTATGTCCTCCAACCCGTTGATCAAGCCCGCACTCTGCAGGTTCTCAATGGCGTTTTTAACCCGGCTGCGGTACAGGTCGATATCTTCGCTGGGAAATCTTCCAACCCTTCTGCCCCATCCATGAACCGTCAAAGCCAGGGGATGACAGTTTTCAATATCCCGCTGTTTGAGGGGCAGCTGCAGCCAGGTCTCAACCTTGGACCAGAAAGCCAGACAGGCCTTCGCCAGCTTGACGATCTCCAGCCCGTTGAGCCAGGTTTTCAGTTCGGACGTTATATCGATCATAAGACAGTCACCACAGGATCCCCGTTAATCCGGGCGATATTCATATCCATGACAATATCTGCGGTCGGGGAGTTCCACTTCAGGGAATAAGCGTGTCCCACCTCCCGGTGAATATCCCGTCCGAGATTGGAGATGGAAAACACCGAAAAGGGCTTTGTCCGGGTGACATCCGGATAAGCAGCGCTGCCCCTGAAAGCTGCCAGGATCACGTTTTTGACATCGGTTTCAAGTTGGGTCTTCTCTTCTGCGGTCAGGTTGGCCACTGGTGTCACCTCGACGTCAACGGACTTGTTCAGCCCGGGCATGGCAAAACAGAGCAGGTCGTCATTGTGGCCATGGTTGCCATCATCATTAATATGAGTGTTGATGCCGTCGATAAACACCTGGGCGGGCTCTCCCACATCCAACAGAATATAGGCGTTCGCAGTATAAGGACCCCTGGGGGCTGTGTGATCGAAATAGATGTCGTCCGGATCCACACCGCTGAATTTTGAGATAATTGACCTGTAAGCGGCATCTGTATGCATGGATGATTGCTCTAATATGACATTGCGGGTGCGGTCTCTGAGACTATCATCACTTTCAATATCCGCCCCGGGCTGGGTGAGCCAATCGGATTCATTTTGCACCTGGGTGATGCCTGGGACCGCTGACGATAAAACCGCATAATACCCCGCCTGCAGGTTGTAAGCTTCGCCAACGGCCGCAGCAATCACCGGAACCCTGACCGAGAGCTCCCCATCCAGGATTGTGCCCTCAGCGGTTGTGCTGACCTGGTAGACAACCCCGTCGATCTCAACCGACGAGACAACGGTTCCGACGGCAACAGGCAGATCCCCGACCGACTGCTCCCGGGTAAATGTGATCAATCCCTCTGCCTCCGATGCCGGTTTGCGGGTCAGGCCCCTGGACCAGGCAATGATCTCCAGCAGCGTGCCTGTGGCCCATTTCAAAAAGAGATTGGGCATCACCGAATTGATCATAAAGATGATCAGCCACAAGGCGGGTTTGGTGACAATCGCCGCCAGCAATATGAAAAAAGGGGAATATTCAGACGTATTGGCGATGCTGGAGCCCTGGGCCTTCAACTCGTCATGAAAATGCTGGGTCAACGCCTCTGCGGTGGTGGGAACCCCTTCATCGGCGACAATCTGATCGATGATCTCTTTGGCTTCTTGGTTGCTCATATCACATATTTACGGCTATAAATTCATCGTCGTTGGTTATGGCTGTAATCTGGGAATTGCCTTCTCCCAGGTCCAAAATATTGACACTGTCCGGGCGGATCCGCTCTTCGTGCTTGGCTACTATTTTAATCTGCTGCAGGGTGGTTTGATTTTCCTGGCCCCTCGCTGCGACCAGTTTCGGAACCAGTCCGGATTCTTTGATCCGGTGTTTCAGATCCTGGGCAATGGCTGCTTGATTGGAGATAGTCAGCGGTTCACCGTCACTACCAAAGACCAGATCCCCGTCTTCAATTAAAAGGTCGAGTACTTCATCCATTAGCCGATCCCCTGCATGAAGAACAATGATCGCAACGTCGAGGGACTTTTGATCTCTTTTTCAGTATGAATATGCACATCGCGCATATTTTTGCTGTTATCGGTGGACGTCGACTGGTTGAACTTTTTAATCATGGATGATGCGCCGGCGACCACCGCCCCTTTGGATTTTTCCTGATGCGCGTTGGCCAGGCTTGGCCTTTGCTCACGTTCATCTTCCGGTAGTGGTTGGATAGTGCTTTGTACTTTTTGCGGTACCCCCGCTATGCCCAGAGTCGTAAATCGTTTGAACCATGACGGCTGATCCATAACCACTTCCGGCACCGGCAGTTTTGCAGTCGCTGCAGCTTTTGTGATGTTCTGATCAGGCAGGACCGTCTGCGGCTGGTTTTGGACCTCGGTGGTTTTACCCAGATTGATATCCAGTCCGATGGCTGCACCAATTTTGTTAAAGAATCCCAAAACCGGCTGAAACTGCTTTAAGATACTGTCAATGGCAGAGCTGAAACCGGTGCTCAGCCATTCCCAAAAATCCGAGAACCAGGTCTTGATAGATTCCCAATTACTGATAATCAAAAGCGGGATGGCGATAAACGGCATAAATACCGCGGCCAGAATTTTGAACCAACCAGGCATCTGGTTGAACCAGTCGGCCACCCCGATGATGGCATCTCGAAGCTGCCGCCAGTAAACCACCGCCAGAACGACAACGGCGACCAGGGCCACAATGGCAATGACAATCCAGGTGATAGGATTTGCCCAGATCGCAGCATTGACCATCCAGATAACACCTTGCCAGGCCAGCATGGCCAGTTTGATCGCAATGATAACAGTACCCATCAGCAGCAGGGAAGCGACAAAAGCGAGTACCCCGCCGACCTTCAGCATAAACAGGGCGATTCTCAAGCCAATGATCGTGATCCGCCAGAGAATCATAATCCCCCTGACGCCTGCGATCGCAAAATGGGCAATGCCTAAAATCAGGGAAAAAGATGAAACCGCCAGAATCAGACCGAATACACCCAGCACCGTGATGCCGATTGTCTTGGTCAGGTAGGGGAATTTATCCGCCCAACCCTGAACCTGTTCGGTGCCGTTGGAAATCATATCGGTCAGAGGATTCAGAACCGGCAGCACCTGGCTCATGATCACATAGGACATGTTTTCTAAACCGGTTTTGACTTTGTTGAGCATGCCCAAAAATCCCTTGTTGACCCCCTTTTTCAGTTCGTCCATCGTTCCACCAAAAGCAGCAGGCCCGTTCATGCCCTTCATGATATCCAGCATTCCCGAAAGACCGACGTCTTCTGACGGAGTTCCGAAGATATTTTTAAAGAGGTTGAATTTCTTGGTATCGTTTTCAATCCCTGCTATCGCCGGACCTATTTTTGACAAAGCCTGAACCGTGGTGATCTGACCCATCTGCAACTGGTCGCCGATATGTCCCAGCCCCAGATCCCCCAGGGCACCTTTGGAGTCTTTGTCCAGTTCCCTGAGTTTCAGTCCAGCTTCCTTGATCGCATCGAGTCCCTTATCAACCGACCATCCCCCTGCAAGTGCCGCTTTGGTGGTGGCGGTCATCTGCTGGATGTTAAAGCCCAGGGCTTTCATTTGGGGGGAGTATTCATGGATAGTATCTAAGAGTTCCGATTTCAGATCGCCGCCCTGGGAAGCCAGGTATCCGACCATATCCCCTGCAGCTGATGCCGAGACTTTAAAGTCCCGCATGACCTGGACCTGGGCTCTCAGGAGATCCTGATGATCCATATCGCTGAAGCGTTTGTTCAACACCAGGGTGTTACCGGCCATCAACTCCAGCTCTTTGCCTGCCAGACCTGACATGCGCCTGGTCTGGGAGAGTAGATCCAGGCTTTCGTTGAGCCCTCCGGCAAAATTCTTGTTCATGCGCAGGGCGGACTGCTCCATCTGTTCTACAACCCGGATATTTTCCTGGCCCCCGGTTTTCATCATATTGAGCCGATCCTGAAACTGTGCTGCCGGCAGAACGGTTTTCATGAACCCCATAACAGCAGCCGCACCACCTATAAAGGCGTCCCGCATCCGATCAACCCCTGCAGTGGTATGATGGGTAAACCGGTTCACATAGGCCTGCACTTTCTTGATAGGTCGCGTAAACTTATCGATCAGTTTCAGTGTAAATGATAGCTGTTTTCCGGCCATGATGAATTAATTTCAATATGATTCTAATTAAACGATTAGTGATTAACCCTCGCCGAAGGCTTTGGCCACTCCGTTTTGGACAGCTGTAGACATCCGTTTCCAGCGCTGTTCTTCTCTGAAGAACGCCCTGCCCAAAATTTGAGGTGTCGGCTCTCTGCCCGGGAAGAACTCATCCGCCAGATCCAATAAATACAACAGGTCCGATCCTTCGATCTGTGCCGCAACCTCTAACGCTTTTTTACGGTCACCTCCAGATCAGGAGCGACATTATCGGCCAGTACGCCTGCGATCTGCAACGCAACCCCGGGGTTTTTCTTCTTCAATTCCCGAAACGCCACCAGGTCATCATTATGAATAGCGGAAACACAGTAGTTATTACCCGCCTTAGTCAACTTTCCGCTGCCCATCGTATTGATGAACGTGTCGTATCCCCGAAAGGCTGCATCTGGATCAAACCTGAATTCCTGATCATTCAGTTCGATGGTGATAAAGTCCGCCGGTTTTGCAATGTCGTCTTTTGGCATGATTGTCCTCTGGTTCTGTTTAATGTTGAAAAAGTAAAATCAGTTGATAAAAGAATCGGCAGATCAGGAGTCTTCTATAGCCTTGAACAGCTTCGCAACCTTCTTGTCCCCGGTTCTTTTGGCGTGTATCAACAACTGCCTGTTATCGACATAGGGATTGGAATCCAGCGATTTGAGCACATCCTTGACTCCCTTGCGCGCAATCCGGATCAGAACCAAAGCCAGGCCACCACCGCTGATTCCGGTGAATATCAAGATCTGCTCCAGCAGGGTGAAGCCCGCATCGGCCACCACGCTATAATCAACCGTGCCTTCCGCTGCCGACAGCCTGCCAGCTAAAAAGATAAAAAGGGCAAACACGGTGAAAAACATCAATTTAATAAAGAGATTCAACATTTTCATGGCTAACTCCCTAGGGAATAAATTTACTTAAGAAACCAAAAACGCCTCCCAGGATAGAGGCGAAGCCGAGTGTTTTGAGTTTGAACTTCGTCACATCCTTTTCCAAATCCCGGTGGTTATCCTGCTGCTCTTTGTCTTTGGTTGAAATATCCTTGCGCAGATCGGTGATCTCAGTACGCATGACACCCTGCTCGGTTTTGATCTCCTGGACCGTCCCTTTGATCTCCCCGATCAATAAAAGCAGTTGTCCGTCGCACTTGTCGCACATGTTCAGTCCTCGACCAGTTCGAAATGAATCAGGTCGTTAAAGGTTTGATCGTTCAGATCGTTGTCACCATCCCAGTCACCGCCCCAACGGATCTTAATCTCTAAGCATTTGGCAATGCCTTTGACGACACCCCCGAAAAAATAAAAGAATTTCCGATCCTCCCAATCCGGGATAGGCCAAGGTGCCACATCGATACCTTCAGAGGGCTTTTTGTTGTGCCTGCCCTTTGGGTACTTCACCTTGGATTTGCCCAGGGCGAACAGTTTGTTCTGCCGGGTTTTACCCCGGTATCCATCCAGAATAGTGCAATCGTATATCGGGACCACTGCCCTGAATAGCCGCTGCAGGTCCGGATGACAGGTTGCAAGCCGCCGCCGTGACCTTTTCCCGAATGATGCCATCTTAGGCCCCTTCAACAGGTAGATAAGGCACACCGTTGATTTTGACAAAATCCTTGCCGGTGACTTTGTAAGGGATCTTGCGCAAGAGTTTCTCGCTGCCGGCCGGTTTGTGGTTAACCACGTCCGCCAGATACAACTTACAGCCGAAGGCTTCCACCTTCTCTTCGAAACCTTCCACATCGGCAAACCACAAAAAGTCCTGTAAAGGCATCTGGCTGAACGAGCCTGCATTTTTGGCTGCGGTATTGATCAGATCAAAGTTCTCCAAGTCCACGCTGATATCCCCACTGGCTTTGACATCTCCATCGAGATATCCATTAGGCCTGCCGGCGTCCATCGCTTCACTGCCGCCGTCCTCAATCGACAGGGAGACCTCTTCCGCTTCAACTTCGATGCCGGAGGGCTCCATGGTGAAGCTCATATTTTTTCCGGATATTCTTTTTCCCATGTTGCTCCTTCAAATTGTGGCAGCTTTACTGCCTTTAAATATCAAACGGGATCCCGGACCTGAGTCCGGAATGACATTAACGATTATTCAGATGACAGATCCAGCACGATCCCTACCGAGATCTCCTTGGGGCAGTTGTAAGGCTTGACCTTCATGCCGATAGTGACCTCGGTTTTGCTGGTCCAGGTGATATCGATCGCATTATCCCCAGGCTCCATAATTTCGGCTGGAAACTCGACACCGCCAATCTTGCCGCTCTTGGCCATGGCCCGCAGAGGTCCGGCAAAATAGGATTTGTGGCTGGCGATGGATTTCTTGGTGCTGTTCAGTTTGCGATCGGCGATACGATTAATCGCTTTGATCCGCACCTGACGTGCCGCTTTGTCCACTACACGCAGATACTCAATCACTGAATAATCACCTCCGGCTGCCGACAGGGTGTTGCCGTCTGTGAAGTAATAGCCGTCAAAATCCTCATACCACTGGACACAGGTAAAGCGTTGACTTTCCAGGGCGGTCACCTGGGTCATGTCGTAAGCCACGCCCGCTGAATCCACCGGTTTGGCATCAAGTCCCTGTACCGGTCCGGTGATCACGCGCATGGGAGTATCGGCGATACTGGCCTTGATGGTGGCCAGTCTTCCAGCCAGTGCTCCAAGGTCCGTTCCAAAGACATTGGACACCACCATCACCCTTTCAGCTGCAACCGTATCGGTAATAGCTGCCATGGCTGCCTGATATTGCGCCCAGGTTTGGGTGGCCGGATCGATCCCGGCTGCACAACCGATGATAAAAACCCGCCGGGCCAGGCATCACCGGATCCGTGATCACAATATACTCCACATTCTTGGTGGCCATGGCCAGGTCGATGGCTGCTGCAAAATTAACCTTGTCATCGATGCCGACGGCATAGGCCTGCCAATCACCGCCCCCATTGAGCTGGGCGGCTTCCAGTTGTTTGACCAGGGTGCCCGATGCTTTCGCTCCCAGTAGATTGACCAGATCCGTCTTGGGACCAATGGCGTTGACAGCATTTCGGCCTGTGGCTGAAACACCGACATACAGTGCAGTTCTTTCAATTTCTGCAGTTGGCCCCTGGGCCAGGTTTTCATTTGTGACATTCACTTTTCCGATCGTCATGACTTCTCCTTTGTTAACGTTTGCTTAAATAGTGCTGCAGCCGTTCTTCTGCATATTTCATAAGTACGGGCAGATCCTGGCTTGTCACTCCCAACAAATGTCGACTGGGCAGGTAATAATACGGATTCTTGTTGCCGCCAACCCGGGTGATTTGCATGTCCCATTTAGCGATTGTCCGGCCTGCCTCTGCAGCAGTGTATGCTTCTTGAAACAATTTCATCACAGCTCTGCGCTGATTTCGGCCACTCTTCTCGTTTTCCTGAGCAGCACTAACCTGTTTCATAGAAACTTTTGGTTCCGGATCTATACCTTCGTTGTCCGCCTGCAGCACAAAACTAAAAAGAATTCCGGCCTGCTCATAGGTGCAGGGATCATCGCCCTTGACCCGTTTCTGCCTGCCTCTACCGATACTGGAGCTGCGGGCGACGAATGACTTTTTCATCTTCACACCGTGATGGTGCTCATAGGCCATTCTCCCTCTAAACCCCTTATAACCGATAACTGCTTCATCGCCCTGAATTTTGATAAACATGTTCTTGCGCTGTTTCAGTTTCAGGAACATCTTCTTTTTTGCTTCACGCTTGCGACCTACATATTTTTTCCCGGCGAGGTCGACTTGTTTAGTGACTCTTTTGCGATTTAAGGAGTCCGCTTTTCTGCCGATGGCTGTCATCAGCCAGCGTTGCTTTTTTGGATCCAGGTTGATGAAATCTTCCAGAAAGGAGTTCAGCTCATTTAAGACCAGCTTGTCTTCAATCACGGCTTAACTCACATCTATTGGTGGCAGAGTCTCATCATTGTCAGCTGTACTGACTTCTTCGTCTCCAAGCTCGTATTCCAGCCCCTTGTATCCAATCCTCGAAGCCTTGCTCCCTTCAGGAGACAATGACAAATGAACCTTTTCGTAAAACCAAAGATCGATGAACATATTGCTGGTGTCGTCGTCATAGGGAATCCCATTCCAACTGATCTTCGAATTTTCCAGCTCGTCCCGGTCCGGATCGTTCTCCTGAAGCCAGGTGATAATAAGACCGATCAGCAACCGGATATCGCCGGCGCACTCCTCGAAAACAAAATTGGCATTATAAGTATTCTCGTACAGATAGAGGCCATCATCCGCACTAGTGTCGCCCAGATACTCCGGAGTCCCGCTTTCGGCCCATGAGTCGATGTTTTCCGGGTTGCATTTTATACCGGCCTTTTTCAGAACTGCCGGATCCTTTAAATAGTCAGTCAGGGCTATGAGTTTTTCCATTAGACCACCGAGCTGAAGATTCCAGAATTAGATCGGGTCTTGTTTGTGCCCAGGATCCGCAGAACACTCTCCCGGGATTCGTTGTAATATTCCTGTCGATTCTTATCAATGGACTCCATGAAATCGGTAGCTTCCTTACGTTTGAAAAGAGAGACCAGCTCCGGATGAAGTTCCCCCATCGCAAAATTGAAGATTGCGCCCTTGTAGTAAAACAGGAGCTCTTTTTCCTCTTCGTCCGTGCCCTCATCAATGATGGCCTGGGTGACAGCATCCAGGGTGGCATTGCCCGCTTCAACCTGTTCGGTTTTGAAAGCCGCCAGGGACCCGTTGACACGGAAAATAGCACTGACCAGCTTTCGTTTGACCAACTCCGGAGCCAGATCGGCTTTCACCCTTTTGAGCTCCTGGAAGTCGCTGATCAGAATATCCGGAAAGAATCCATCATTTTTGATGGTGTACTCTACCGGATTTGAGTGCGTGCCTCCTAACATGGAAAACCTTTATTCAGATCCAAGCCAGCGGGCGGGCGGTTTACGAGTTTGCAAGGCGATGAATCGCCGACAAGCTCGAAAGCGCCGCGCCTGGCTGGCCGGGGAGTCATGCATTGATAAATTTTCTTTGTGATGAATCCCACGTCTTCTTGTACTTGCCGGCCAGGATGTTCTGCAGGATGGTGAAGTTCCCCTTGATCTCCGCTCCGTGCCCGAGGGCATCCCGCCCGATTTTCGCTGCTTCCTTGAGCTTCCCCTGGTCGATCAGGCTGTAAAACATGAAATACCAGTACCCTTCCCGGATCTTCTTGGGCAGCTTCCAGTCCTTGACCGATTTGAAAACCCGGCTAAAATAGGGCTCATATGAAAGACCCTGGTCCCGTTGTACAGCAGCCCAATCCATAATCCAGTAAAGTTTGAGGATTTGATAATCCTTTTTGGAAATGATTTTCTGCTTTTGAGCGATGTCGATCGCTCTGTCGACGATGTCCAGAAAGCCCTCGATATCACCGGTATCAAAAAGCCAGATCGCGTATCCATTGACGGCTAGGCTGTAATCTGTACAGGCAGCAGAAAGCACCCAATCGACATGCTCTTTGTACTTTTTGATCAGTGCCGCCTTGATCGGCAGCTTGTCCTCAATGGCCAGCCCCTTATAGGTGGCCATGTCCGCCTTGACCATTTCATTATAGGCTTTGATGTCCTTGGCCGAAGCAATTACTCCCTTGCTCGGTTGTTTCTTCGGTGCGGATTTCTTTTCTTTTTTTGGTGTCGTTTTCTTGGCTCCGCCACCTTGTTCCTGCTGCTCATAAAACTTTTTCTGCAGCTTTTTCTGATCGCTCAAAAGTCCCATATTCTCCCCTGGGTTATTCGTTAATTTGATTGAGAGGGGTGAAAAAAATCATCACCCCTTCAAGCCTTTAACCTTCAGTCTTCAGCCTAAGCAGACTGAGTCCGATGCTTGCGCAGGAACTTGATGTTGTTAAAAACCATCATTTTTTCGATATCCTCAACCACATTGGTGGCTTCGCAGTAGTTCCAGTCGACGTAGCCAACGAGCTCTTCTTTCTGCTCGGACTTTTTCCGGCGGGAGCCTTCCAATTCGTAATAGGAAAGGTTATCGAAAGAGGTCACCCAGAGACTGCTGGGATTCATACCGAGAATCCGGTACCCGGGCAGACCGCCATAGGTTTTCAAAGTCGACAGAATAAACTTCTGCTCAGACGGTGTGGCCGGATCCTGGGAGGCAAACAGCTTCTGCTCTTCAGCCGCCATCACATCCCGCGCCATCATCGTGGCCAGCCCTTTGATCTTGAGCTCGGGAATGCTCTCCACCCCAACTGATGCCAGGTGGTCCAGGTTGGCGAAATCGGAATACTGGGTAATGGCCGAGTCGGCATCGAACGTTTCCTCCGTATATGCCGAGGTGATCCATACTTCGTGCGCTGTTGAATCGGCCAGCAGGGTATGTTCCCCGTTATAGTTCGTGGTGCCGGCGATGACGATCTTGGCCCCGATAGCAAAGCCGTGATTGGCCAGGGGGATGCTCACTTTTCCGCCGCCTTCATCTGCAGCATCAATTCCATTAATCGGAACCACCCGCGAATCATCACCGATAATGATACAACCGGATCCGGGAATCCATTCGTCAAAAACGTTGTCCGGATTTCCGCCATTTTCCGCGGTCTGGGCCATGATTGCCGCAAAACCCAGGTCTACATTAACCAGCTTCAGCTCTTCGGTGGCCTGCGCTCCAGGATCAGCATCACGGGCAACACCTCGCAACGCAATTGCCGCATTTTCATCAGCCATCTGCTGCAGGTAATACCCGCGGTAGAACTTCAACAGGTCTTTTTTGTGATGCCACTGATCGATTCGGGCATAGGATATGATCGTATCGAACATCCGGATGGCAGTTTGATAGGAGGTTGCCCGGTTGGATGCCAGGTCTTTGGGTGCCCGGGTGCCTCGGTAGGTTCCGGTTTTGTCGCTTCCCAAAAAGACCTTCTGGCCCGCATTGGCCTTAACAGTGACATGATTGATCCGCTGCAGGAAGTTATTGAACTCCTGGAGTTCCTTGACAATTTTCTGCTGCTTTTCCGGAGTGATGGAAAAAGAGGCTCTGGGATCTAAAAATCCGTTGGATATGGCCATGGCCTTCATCTCTTTCTCAAAGGCGACCTGGGCTTTTCTTGACAGTTGCATATTGTACTCCGCTTGTGAGTTTGTTTAGTGGTGAAAAACAGATGGCTCCCTACCAGCCCCGCTCGACTCCATCAGAGAAGCCGTTGGCCTTGGGCGTGTCCTCTTCGTCCGGCTGCTCTCCCAGCTCCTCGTTCTCAGCCTCCAGGGTTTCGTTCTTCTCCTTCAGCTCCTTGTTTTCGGCTTCGAGGGTCTCGTTCTTCTCCAGGACCTTGCCCATCATGCCGATCATTTTTTCGTTCTGGACTTTGATGCCGGAGATCTCTTCTGCGATCTTTCCGCCATCGGCCTTTGGATCAACGTTCGTTTGAGTTTCTGAGGTTTCTTCATTTCCTGTGCTCGCAGCGGGTTCTGTTTTTTTGCCTGCAGCTGCCTGGTCCGTTTCTTTCGTCATGGCTTCACCTTTTAAAGTATTAATGAATAGTGTTCCTTCCAACAATTCGGCCATGGTCCCGGTATCGTCCACCATGTCCGCTTTCACAGCCTTCTCCCCTGTCATGATAAATCCCTGCCCGAAATCGCTCTCAACGGCCGCGGCGGTGACGTTTCGGTATAGCGCCACGCTGTCAATGAACTCGGCTGCAAGTTCATCGGCCAGTCCCTGGTAGGCTTTTTCCCCTTTAGGATCGGCCGGGCTGATATTCTTCAGCGGGGACTGCTTGGATGTAATCACGTACTGTTTGTATCCCCTGTTCTCCATGGCCTCGGAGTTGTCCTCGAACCGGAAAACCACACCGATCGAGCCCAAAAGTGCAGTTGGATCGGCGACGCAGATCCCGCAGGCCGCAAAGATCCAAAACCCGGCACTGGCACACATCCCCTGGGCGTAACCGATGATCTTCTTTTTCGACCTGGCTTCATAAACCATCCGCGCAAACTCAGCAATTCCTGTGATGACTCCACCCGGGGTGTTGAAATGCAGAATGATCTGCTTGCATGTTTTATCAGCCAGGGCTTCCTGGAAATCGCAAGTCAGGATCTTGAGGTTGGTGCCGAAGTACAGGAGGTTATAAAAGATGGGACCGTTGACGTGGATAATGGTTGTGCTGCCGATCTTCTGAGCATAACTGTGCCATTCGCGATCGGTATCTGCCACCAGGGCCTTGGGTTCGACATCCCCTCCCTTACTGGCCACCACTTTGGCAATGGAATCCAGGGCAGCGGGATAGATTGCCCATGTCTGCGGGTCGACTGTTTTAACCAGGTTCTCTTGCATGGCTCCTCTTGTTGAAAATTTAACTCCATTTTACCGAGCAAAAAGAGGGCTGCAAGTTTTTTAGGTGTGGAATAAAGCTATTCCACACCTAAAGTTTTTCAAGTTTGTTCGGGATTGAATTATGATGAGCACAAACATTGGAAAGGAGAGCTGTGGCCCATACAAAAGAGCAAATCAAACAGGTTGGAGAGCTGACCAAGAAAGGGCTTACTTCGGCGGCCATTGAACGGCAGACAGGCGTGGCCCCCAAAACCCAGCGCACCTGGCGCAGGAAATATGGCTGGGTGGCTGATTCTGATATCGTTAAGCAGCTGGAGTACCGGATCCAGGAACTCACGTTTTTGGAGAAACCCTCTAAAGAGCAGGTCAATCTTCTCGGCACTCTCATTGACAAGCTGGGAAACCTGAATGCCCAAAAAGAGAGAGCCGAGGAAAGGCTGGTCAAGCCCAAAGCTGAAGGCGGAGCGTTACGGAAGAAGAAAAACAACTTCTATGGAATTGATCTCGAGCAGGTTGGGCTGCCTCCCTTTTTCGAATACCAACAGGAGTTTCTCGACGATCTGGCCCGGGATCGTTTTTACCTGAAAAGTCGGCAGATCGGATTCTCCTGGGTGGTGGCCTGGGAAGCCCTGGTTGATGCCATGAAGTCCGGGAAGAACAAGATCTTTATCTCGGCATCCAAGAACCAGGTGGGGCAGATCCGGACCTACGTTAAAGAGTTCTCGATCAAGTACTTCAAGGTCCAGCTCACCGGTACCGACAAAATCACCATCATTAATCCCGAAGGGGACCTGGTCGAGTTTCATTTCCTGTCGACCAACAGCACCACCACCCAATCCTATCACGGCGACTTATATATTGATGAGTTCTGCTGGATTCCAAACCTGCGGGATCTGCTCGATACCGCCCTGGCCCAGGCAAGTCACAAGCACTACCGGATCACCTATTTCTCAACACCGTCGGTTAAGTCTCATTACTCCTATAATATCTGGGAGGGGTTGAACGAGTACGGGAAAAAGATGGATGATGAGATCTCCCGCAAGGTCATCACCATTTACGACGCGGAGAGAATGGGCTGCAACCTGTTTGATATGGACCGGCTTAAAAAGCGGTTTACACCTCGTCAGTTTGCCTTCCTGTTTCTGTGTGAATGGATCGACGATGAGGGCTCGATTTTCAAGATGGCCGATCTGGAGGCGTGCTACTACCAGACAAAAGTCCTCAACGAAGAGGGAAAGAAAGTTCTGGAGGATGCTCAGCTGCCAGGTTATCGAAAAGCAGACGGCAACCCTGTCTATATCGGGTACGATCCCAACGGTGGAGGAAAGAACGGCGACTCGGCCTCGATAGCTGCAGGCGAACACCGACCGGAGAAACTCAGGATCGTGGGCAGTCATACCTTTAACAATAAGTCCATCAACTGGCAGGCCGCCACCATTAAAAAATGGGTCAAGCGATACAAGGCCGGATTCCTGGGGATTGATGTCACCGGGATTGGGGAGGCCGTCTACAACCTGATCAAGGATCTGCCCCGGGAGGTGGATTGGCCGTTGACCATCAAGCGGTTCACTTACGATCGCGAAAACAAGATCAACCTGATCCTGCACATGGAACGGATCGTGGCCGGCAAAAAACTGGAGTTTGACTCGACCGAAAAGATGATCCTGCAGTCGTTTCTGGCGATTAAAGCCACAACGACCGGAGCCGGCAGATCAACCATCATAGCGGACCGCAAGAAGGGGATCGGGCATGCGGACCTTTTCTTTGCGATCGCTCACCTGTCATACAACTTTCCCATCGAAAACTCGCAGTTAAGATCTGCGGTTCCGGTGGGGGTCTCCAGCGGATCCCCGTCCGGACGTCGAACGTCAAAACTTAATTCTTCAGGAATGAAGAAAACCCCAACATCAACAACTATAGGAGTCTCCCGTGGCAGCAAAAAAGCATCGTGAAGCAACCCCCATCGGCATGGTCAGCAAGTACCTGGACACCAAAGAACCCTGGATCGAAGTCCAACAGGGAAACCTGGACAATAATGAGTGGCATAACCCACCGGTGGATCCTGATTTTTTGGCGAAGCTGCTGCGGATGTCTGCCCTGCATGAATCGGCCATCGATTTCAAAGCCCGCCTGGTGACCATGGGGTATTATCCCCACATCACAAACAAGCTCTATGTTGAACCATTGAAAGAGGGAGCAACCAAAGCCACTGTCCGCAAATACTACGAGACCCTGTATGAGTTTTACAAATTCTTTCCACTGAATGATTTCTATGCCTATCTGCACGATTCGTTCACTTTTGGAAACGCTTATCTGGAGAAGATCCAGAATAAACGAAAAACCAAAGTGGCTGGGCTCAGAAGAAGAAACGCACGTTTGATGAGGATCCTGACCAAGGATAAGGGGTTTGCTATTGTGATCGATGAGAATATCGCAAAAAAATACACCCTGGAGCAGATCATTCACAAGATCATGCCCTGCTCAGAATCCGATTATTACGGCCTGCCCAAGTACACCGGAGCGATCAACGACATCATTCTGGGCGATGCGGCCAGAACGCAGCGGATTCAATTTTATGATAACAACGGTTATATGGGGGGATTACTGGTTTCCAACCTGAAGGTGGATGATGTGGATGAGGACGGAGCCTCCAAGACCGAGGATAAGATTGTGGACGATATCAACACGGCCCAGACCCCCGGTAAGGGGCGGACGGTGCTGCTAAACCTGAGAGGGGATACTGATATTGATGATGTTGCCAAGGTGATGCAGTACATCGACACCACCGTCCAGTTGGCCAAGGATGATTTCAAGGTGACCACCGATACGGCCACCCGCTCACTTTACGAAGCACACCAGACCCCGGCAGAGTTGCTCGGAACCGTTTTGGAGAAGAAAGCCAGCCCGGACCTGAACAAGCTGCTGGCCAACTATTACAAGGTGGTGATCAAGCCGATCGCGGACCTGGTGATTCAGGAAATCAACTCGGAAATTTCTCCGGAGAACTGGATCGATTTAAGACCGGATTTTCTGGAAAATGTTGAAAATAAGGAGGATTCCGCTTGATAGCATGATTTTTCCCCGATAATATAAGGGGAAATCACGGAGGATTAATGAACATCATTAAAGCCCGATGCCCCTGCGGCAGCAGGGCATCAATCATCCGCACCAGTCTCATTGACTCCAAAACAACGATCCTGACAGCGCGCTGTGACGATGAAAAGTGCCAGTGCGTCTTTCAGATCTCCCAAGCCTTCCATCAAGTAATCATCCCCCCAGTCCCCCAAAGCCCGAATCCCGCAGAACAGCAACTGACGATATTCGAGAGTTTTAGATAAACCGGATAAGCGTTTGTTAACGTTCTGATTAAAAATTTGAATAAAATGAATCATGCAGCCTATTTTCAGGATCCCAAAAATATCGAGAAAATTATTATGCAAGAGAATAATTCTGGTGTACCAGACTCTGAACAGACCACAAGAAATATCGCAAGGATAATCTTTTGGATTTGTATAACTGGAGTTGTCATGTTCGTTGCCGGTCTTGGTATTTTGTTTTGTTTGAAAATAATAGGTGATCAACAGTGGTTTTCTGCAGTTATTGAAGCTCACTTTGTGGCGACTGTTAGGCTATAAATTTCTTGTTTGTTATCGGAGATCCCGATGCACTCCCGGATAAGGCTTTGTGTATCTTTGTCCTCCACAAGCAGATTTTTCTCAATTTGGCGTTTCTTCAGTTTTTCTTTTAGTTCCTTGTTATAAGTCATTTTTCACAACACACTGTAATGAATTAAAAAAACGAGTTTTGAGAAAGAACACATTTGTGTGTATCCATCATATTTAATCTAATTTATTAAGAGTTACAATCCATTCAACAGTACTTAATACTCGAACTCTAATGTAATATTCTCCGTCATCTATATCTTTTGACCTACTGTTTACTTCACCTGATTCTAACTCAGTTTTTCCAACAACAGTACTTTTATTATCTTCAGAATTTGTTAAACGAACAAGTAAGTATTTATCTTCAGGAACTGAATTTCTGTTTGTTGCGACTACGTTGCTTTCAAACCTAAATTGTGCTGTATTTAATTTGAATGTTTCGGAATCCTTAGTACCTTTACCTTTGAACATATAATAAGACATGCCGTCAGGATTTGATTCTTTACAGCCAGAGAAAGAACAAATAACAAAAATCAATATTAAAATCAGATATTTCAATTGTTGATTTCTCCAATTTTTTTTGAGTCCGATATTACTTCCCTGTGCTAGAGTCCCTTCGGCAGCAGGGCATCAATCATCCGCACCAGTCTCATTGACTCCAAAACCACAATCCTGACCGCGTGCTGTGATAACGAAAATTGCCAGTGCGTCTTTCAGATCTCCCATGACTTCCACCATGTAATCATCCGCCCAGTCCCCGAATCCCGCAGAACAGCAGCTGACTATCTTTGAGAATTGTAGACAAACTGGATAAGCGTTTGTTATTGCACCGATTGAAATCATTATATGGAAAATTTCAACTTCAAAAACTTTCCGAGGCCGATCATGAAAATAAAAAACTCGATAAGGTGTCTCCTGTTTTCTTCAATTCTCATGCTTGCACTATCAGGTTGCAAGGAATTGGGATTAGAATCAGATGATGACGAGGCAACCGGAAGTGAAACTACCACTACAACAGATGAAGGTGATACCACCACACCAATAGCTGAAAGCAATCTGGATTGAAATGATCCGGTGCAAGCTACTTCAAGAGATATCGGGACACCTTGCGTATTCAAGAAGCCGCTTTTCCATCCATACCTTTTTTATAAATCATCAACGAAATTTTCCATTTCCGAAAAAAAGTATAACGGATCAACCATAGTGAATCCCATATATAAAATCAAACATTATTTCAATCTATTGTTTAATGACTTGCTGATATTTTGTCGCGAATGTAGCAACTCGAAACGAACAAACATCCTATTTATAAGAACCTAGCTGTGTTTATTACACATCCGTAATTGTCGCGAATGTGTAATAATAATAAAAACTTTAAAAAATCTCTTGATTTAAGTAACTACTCAGGAGTGCGTCTTAGGAGGTGATTTTTTCGAGCGTGGCGTGACCCTTCAGTGCGTTGGTAATTGACGGCAGAATATCACGTCGGTTTTTTCGGCAGGTGGAAAGATAACT